ATCGTGCTGTCCAGAAAAGAGGGCACCTCTAAAACTAAATGGGATTATGTTTGCCATATTTTTTTATCTCCTTAATTAACTTGATGGTGGTTTAACGTTAAGTTGAGCGCGAACTTCACCATCTTGATATTCGTCTCTGCGTCTGATACCGATTTGTTCGATAGCGTACGATTCTAATGCTTGATTAAAAGCTTGTTGATAGTATTGTAACATATCCTGCGGGCCTTTCAAGTATGCATATGTATTTACCAGACATCCATACAAAAGTAAATCTTGATATTTATTTGATAGATAAGTTCCAACTGTAGCTGGCGCAGGTGTAGATGTCGTATCTGTAATACTCTCTGGTTCTTTGTCATAAGCCAGTGTAATTTCATAAGTTTTATCAGGTGTTGGGGCTAATACCCAGAATTCTTCATCCCAATTTGCATAATATTTTGGAATATCCACACCGGATGTACCAGGTGTAGAGTAGTATTCTGCAATAAAACTAGTGTCTCTTTGTTCTAAATAAAACTGATTTCCAGCCTGATCTTTAAATTGTACATATCTAATTGCTCTAAGATCTGCTGGAATAGTTACATACCTGTTTCCAACAATTGCATTTGATGTTGCGTAAAATACATTTTGATCAGTATCAATATTTCTTACAATTCTATTTTCTGCATTTTTAATTATAGTTCCAAGAACAGAATCAGTTAAAACTTTTGGAGTTGTCGATCCATTATCTACTTCTGTATAGTTTCTAATATCAGTTCTTAAATTATCTAAAGTGTATGTCATTATCCGTTTACTACCTCAAGTGTTACTGGTCCTGCTGAACAATTGTCTCCACCACCTTTTACTCCGTGCAAAGTAGCATTATCTGCACTTTGAAAATAAAAATAATTTATAGGATTAGTTAGCACATCATTAGTGGTACTACCAGTAACAATTCCATATTTATTTATTTGTCCTAATTGAATTGTAAAACCGTTTGCTGAATCAATATCACTTACGCCAGCAAATGTAGGTATGTTTGCAAACTGTTGTAAATTTGTAGTATCATCACTATCCCCACCTGGTCCAGCAGTAATTACTTCTGGTGGTCCTCTAAATCTTACAATTGAACCAGCTGCTCTTTGATGATCTTCTGAATAAACATTTATATAAGTATTACCATCAACACTATTAACAATAGTTTCAAAAGGATTATTATCTAAAAGTATTAAACTTTCAACGGATGCAGGTTGTGGTCTTGGATTAAGTAAAGCTTGTGGATCTGAACCAACTGGTTTTGGTTCAAGTTGTGGTTGCTTTGGTTCATACTCTGAATTGTGAACTAAAAATCCATTCCACTCTCTAACCATTTCAGAATATGGAAATGCCATTCCTGATCTATCAGAAATTGCTAATGCTCTTTTACCTGATGCGTATCTACCCATTATACTCCATCTCCATAAAATGTTTGTGGTGAAATGAAAGTAGAAGTACCTTGATTGTCTGCATCTAATGCTCTTAACAATTCACTTTCATATCTTCTTTCCAATTCTTGACTTCTATCTGGTGAATATTTTAAACTTAAATAATAAGCTAGACCAGACATCATACAAGGATAGAATCTATTTACGACATCAGAAGTATTGTTGTATGCTCCAACATCTTGAATTTTTGATAAGTAATAAAAACAAAATTGAAAATTACTTGGTGTAACTGTACTTGATGTACTTGAGCTTGGTGTTGTATATAAAAATATAGTAGGATTTAATCTTCTCTCAACATAATATTGTGAAGGAGTTCCCTTTGCTAATTTGTTTGGTGTTTGTGAATAAGTTGATCTATCAATTTTAGTTAATGCAATATCTACTGGATTTGCTGTATCTGTATTATTTCTATAAAAAGATTCTAATACATCACTAATGTCTTGTGGAAAATTATTAGAGTCAGCTGCATAATTATATTCTGCTTGTCCTTCCACTAATGGAACTTTAGCTAGTTTTACTTTCCATAAATGTACACCTCTATTACCCCATTCTTGAAACATTATATTTAAAGATCGTCTTGCTGATCTTAATTGATAACCTGTTCTAGTTCCTCTAACACCTGTTCTCTCAAATGCTTCTTCTATAATGTCATCTATTTGTGGGTGCAGTATTACCCATACCACTATGAACTGTACAGTAATAAAATAATAAAGGTGCGCCTGTAGTTCTAACTGGTGCAACATTTATTGTTGTGTTTGCTCCTGAAGCACCTGGAGTTCCTGTTGCTGTTACTCCAGTTGTATATTCTACACCTGCTGGTGTAGCGTGTGTTCCATTTGCAGTAGTTGAAAATCTAAAAGGGTGGCCTGTATTTGTAGAGTCAGACTGATCAAAAATGTAAGTGTTGCCTTCTTGTAAATATAAGACAACATTGGCCTCTCCGTTAATATAATATTTATTACCGGTACCATATTGATTAGTTCCCGTTGCTACGGTTACTGTGTAAGTTATTGTAGCCACAATTTTACTCCTACGTAAATGTTATAGTAACACTTGGTGTAGCGGTTAAATCTAAATAAATTCCGTTGTCAAATAAAATTCCAGAACCAGGAACATAAAAGTCTATTCCTTCAGTTCCAAATTCAAAAGTAGCTACTACAGTTCCAGCTGCTCCACCAGATTTAAAAATTATTTTAGATCCAGCAGCTCCTTCAGCTTGTATACCTGTCATTCTAGCTCTTTGATTTAAAGGAACCATTTGTGCGTCTGCTACAGCGTTGGCTACCTGTTGATCACTTGAATATGATGCCATTTGTTTCTCCTATTAAATTGTGTGTGGGCCGAAGCCCACACTTAATTAATTATTATACTGCTGTTGCGTCTGATAAGTTGTTAGCTTGAACATACGTGAACGTAACAGTTACTTGACCTGTAGTTGCAGTAGTTCCTGCAGATATAAGAGTCGCTGTAATTTGTGTATCTTCACTAAATCTATCAGCTGAATCTAAAGCTCCAGTAGCTAATGTAGTAGTTTCTCCTAAAGCTTTAACGTTAGTTGCTGCTACTAAAAAAGCTGCAGTTCCTGTTTTTCCTACAGATACAGTTGCTGAAGTACCAGCATTACTTACTACTGCACATCTAAGTATAACTGTAAGTAGTTGTGAGTTTTTTGGTATTACACCTACGTTGTAAGTAGTTGTTCCAGCTGCGACTGCTGCATCAATCATAATTGATTGAGACATTACAACTTGACCTGTGTTTCTTACATTATCGCCAAGTGTTGTTCCTGTTGTATTTGAGATCGTTCCCGCTTTTATCGGTCCCGAAAATGTAGTTGTTGCCATATTAATATCCTCCTAGATATCTGAATACTGTCCCTAGGGTTGTCGACTATACGCGTCAGCATTCATCATTTATTAAATGTATAGTGATATATTTATATACTAGTTTTGGGTAGAGTGCAAGAGAGCCTACAGTGTGAAATGATTTTTCAACGATGTAGCTTTTATATTAAGAAGCTACTGAAACTTGTGGAGCAGAACCTTCAACGTTGTTCTGTACGTGAGCGATTCTAGCTTCTTCAAGCTTAATATCTGTGATGATCTGTTTGACCTTATCGTCAATTCTAACCATCTCAAGAGTATATCTGTTATTGTCCAGATGCTCCTGTTCCCACTTCAACTCCAAGGACCTTTTTGCTTTGTATAGGTCTTGTATCATAAACAACCTCCTCAAAAGTTATTCGATTTAACTCAGAATAATTATTTCCAAGATCTTCCCACTTTATACTGTTTTCCCCTAGTTTGTCAAGTATTGCTTGTTCTACGGATTTAGCGTTATCCTCAGCTAAAATCTCAAATTTAGCGTGATGTCGATAGGCCCAGATATTGATAAGAAGTTTTTTCATTTACACCTTTTTAATTAAAAAGGGGCCGTTTTAAAGCGGCCCCTAAATTTTATTGATTACGTTGCGTTTGAACCAAAGATACCTCTTGGATCAGAAAATCCAAATACATATCTTTCTCTCGCTTTGTATCTAACGTTTCCAGTATCAAAGTCACCTTCCATTGAAGTTTTGATAGGTGATCTGCTGAAATGTTTAAGACCATTAGGCACATCAGTTTTAATGAAGAATTTCTTCGCAGCAGTTAAGTAGTTATTTACTACATATCCACCAGAGATCATTCCCATATTTCTGATTGCGTTAATGTCATTGTCAGCTGTACCTGTTCTGCCTGCAGAATTCATAAGTCTGTCAGCAGTAAATTGAAGAGCTGAAGGAATTATTAATTTAACTCCTTGCGCCGCAATTTTTAGGCCTCTTTCATCTGTAAGAGCTGCGATGTCAATTAATGACTGCTCTAAAGATGTTTCATTAAGTTCAGCAGCTACTGCTAACTCATTTGAAAACGTACCAGCTAATGTAGGGTGAACAGCTGAACATAATTCAACTCCATCACCACCAGCATAAGTAGCATCAAATGCGTTATTTAATACTGCCGCACCTTTGATATTCTTAGTAGACGCCATAGATCTTGCTAAAGCTTTTGTATATCTAGACGCAAGTCTGTCATACAAGTTATCTTCGATAGCTTCTTCTGTGATAGCGAATGCTAATGCAATCGTTTCGTTAGTGTAACGAGCTGTAAAAGTTTCTTGCGCATCGTCGAAAGCTACACCCTGTCCTTCAGGTTTAACTGCCGCGTTTGCAAAACCAGCTAACATTACTTCCTCTTCGAAAGCTCTGTCAGATGTTTCAGTGTCAAAAAGTTCTGCCCACTGCTCGCCATATTGTTTGTATTCCAGACCGAACAAAGCGTTCAAACCTGGCTCTAGTTCTTTAACTAGTTGTGCTCTTGATATTGCCATAGTTATTTATCTCCTATTCGATTAGTTATACAAGTTACTAGCTTGTGCAATTGATACTATAACGTTCGCACCTACTGCTGTTAGATCATTGTTTTCTGGATCGTCAGCTGATCTCACAAGTTTAAACATATGAGTTGTTGCTGCTCCTCCACCAATGTCTAAAGTAACAGTTGATTGACCGTCTTTATTATCAGTTGCTGTAAAGCTGTTTGTGTTATAGCCAGCATCTCCGATCATAGCTTGAGTAACTGCCGCGTCCGCTTTAATAACATATTCTTGTTGCGGGTTGTCATTTACAAAACCTATTCCGTCGTTGCTACCTGTATTATAGTCAGTTCCAAATGTTGTGCCTGCTGCAACTGAATTAGCAAAAGTTGGTTTGCTCGTAGAACTATCAATATAGAAAGCTCCATTGAACACACCAATTAGGGGAGCGTGTCCAGTATTATCGAACGCTGCTCCACCACTTCCACCATCATCAGTTGTTGCGAAACTTGCATCTTGTAAATAACCTTGATCACCACCAGCATCCTGGATTGAACAAGGGTTATTTTTGAAGATACCAACACCTAGGCCTGATTTGATTTTGTAGTTAGATTGTCCTGAAGTCGCCGGAGTATTTCCAAGCGTCATAGAAGTTCTTAACCCAAAACCAGTTGTACTTGCATTTGCCATAGTATTTGTTTCC